GAACAAGTTTCAGGAGATGTGTATGAGCTATAAACTTTCGGGTATTAACCCGCTCGCGTATATGGGTGTGGAACCTTCCACACCTCCTCAGATGCTTGTTGAAACCCGACCTCCTACTATTAATGATAATAACTTTAATTTAGGCACTTATTGGCTTATTGCAGCTCCTCCTCCTACAACTGATTGGGAACTTTGGATTCTCGTTGATCTTAGTCAAGGTATAGCGACTTGGAAGCAATTATTCCCTGGTTCTGGCGGTGGTGGCGCTGATCAATTTGATGAAGATACGGGTATAGCTGTTCCAGCTTTAGGTGTTATTCTTGTTAAGGGTGGTGAGAATATCAACACTGTTGGTGATAATGTTAATAAGATAACCATTAATCTTAATGAATCTATTCACCTACCCAATACATCTGCTGATGGTTCACAAGGTGTACTATTTTTGGGATCAACTGGTGGCGTTGGTGGCTCTACTTTTCTCCATAATTATGGCACTGGTAATACATTTGTTGGTAATTTAGCTGGCAATCTTACGTTAACCGTAGTATCTGCTACTGATAATTCTGGATTTGGGAATCTAGCATTAAGTGGATTAACAACGGGTGCTACGAATACAGCAATGGGGTCTATTTCTTTAGATTCATTAACCTCAGGGAGTGGTAATTGTGCTTTTGGTGCGTCATCGTTATCTTCCCTCACCACAACATCTGCTAATAGTGCTTTTGGACTCTTATCATTATCATCATTAGTTTCTGGCACTAATAACATCGCATTTGGATTTCAGGCTGGATTAAATTATACCAGTTCAGAATCTAATAATATTCTTATAGGTAATCCTGGTGTTGTGTCTGAGTCAAATACTATTCGTATTGGAGTAGAAGCAACACAAACGTCTGCTTTTATGGCTGGCGTTTATAACCAAAGTGTTGGTGCTACAAATGCGCAAGTATTTATAGATAATACGGGTAAGTTAGGAACTATGGAAAGTGGTCAGACTGGTAGCGTTATTGTTACTACCTTTCTTACTTCTGGAACATGGACAAAAAATCCTAATACAAAAATGGTTGAGTTTTATATCTGGAGTGGTGGTTCTGGCGGTGGTGGTGGTAGTGTAACTACTACTACTGATTCTGGAGGAGGCGGTGGTGGTGCTGGAGGAAACTTCACTCTTTATAAAATGTTCCCTTCATTTTGTGGTGCGTCAGAACCTATTACAATAGGAGCTGGTGGATCAGGAGGTGCCGCAATAACTTCTTCTGCTGGAAATACGAATGGAAATAATGGTTCCATTGGTGGCATTACTATCGTAGGAATTAATAATTATAATCCGGGTATTAGTGGGACGAGTGTAAGTGGACATAGTCAACCATTTGGAACTGGAGGTGGTAACTTTATTTCCGGCGGTGGTTGGGCTCCCTTTGGTACTGATTATGTTTCATTTCCTTCATCTGGATCACAAGGAGGAAACGGGAATACGGGTAATGGTGCAGGTGCGGTAACTAATTTAGGAATTTTACCTCAAGGTACTTCAACGGGCCCCTCAGGTATACTTTCACCTTATATTCCAGGTTCGGGTGGCGGAGGAGCTGGAACTGCAAGTGCATCAGCACATACTGGTGGTAGCGGTACTACAATCTCAAGTCAAGATTGGGTTTTGAGTGGTACCGTACTTTATCCTGGTGCTAGTGGTGGAGGTCCAGATGCTAACGGTACCGTAGGTATTAGTGCTCCTACTTCTGGTTGTATGTTTGTGGCTGGTGGAGGAGGCGGTGGCGGCGGCGGTGCTGTTTCTGTAAAAGGTGGTAATGGTGGTAATGGTAGTGTTCCTGGAGGAGGAGGCGGCGGCGGTGGTGGTAGTAAAACTAATATAGGAACTAAAACGAGTGGCGCTGGAGGTAATGGTGGTAATGGTGCCGTCATTGTTGTTGAATATCTATAAGGATAGCCATGAAAAGACATGCAGTAATTAATACTAATAATGAAGTCGTAAATGTTATCATATGGGATGGTATTACCCCATATTCATACTCCCGACCAAACCATATTCTTAAACAGTTTGATGAATGTGATATTGGTGATAGATTTGATGCCGAAACTAATACTATTATCCGAGCTGATAGGCAGTATCGGGAACCTGAACAACCTTAAACTAAAGGAGCTTGTATGAAAAAGCTATTATTACTTTCTCTTTTTGGTATTGTGTCCTTAAAAGCAATGCAGGGACTTGAAGAACCAGTTGTGGGAGATATATTTTTGGATCACAAGAATATCATCTTTGGTAAGATGGTTAATGACGAAGGTGGTCAGGGTCGATTTCAAGAATTATATGTATTGCCTTTGGATCCTAAAAGAAATTTTTATAAGCGAGATTTGTCTTCTAATACAGCATATGTTGCTTTACACCCACAAGATTTTGAGTCAAGCAAGACACACTTCCCTTTCGCACAGTTTTTTAATGCGACTAATTCGGAAAAAATCCAAGAAGATGCAGTCAATACATTTAAACAAAATAGAAAATTTGCTGAAAAACATCCTTATATAAGTAACTTTATTTCGGGTGCTTGTGGCGTTGGATTAACAGCAATAACTATATTTTTTTATGGTATTGGTGGGAAATCTAAATAGATATTCGTCCTTCATTACTACTCTACCTTTTTCCCAGGGCTGATTCACAACGTCAGTTCTGGGATTTTTCAAGGGTGTTTGTAACCGTATCCTTGAAAATTGTTCCAATCTTTTCCCATTGTGGATGTTCTGAATCTTTGCTGATTTGTAAGTATAATTCATAGGTGCAGGGATTTTTTTTGACTACCACTTCCGAACAAAAAGGAAGCTGATCATATTTATGGGGTTTATCGTGGCGGATATAAGCTTTGTGCTCCATTGCTAGATCCTTTTTAATTTCATGAGCGGTTATGACTGAAACGAGACCGAGTAAGAATAATTCTGTAATCATGATTTTGCTTGTTCTTCTTTTTGTTTTATTTCTCTAATGCGTCTCATTAAACTTGAAAATTGTACTTTAGGTACATCAGCAAGCTTTTGGATATTAAGTTTATCTAATACCATCTGAGCAATATCAATATGATTTTCTAGTTCATCGCGCAATTCTTGTAATTGTTCTTGGCTAATTAAATCTACGGGATGAGATGGATATGTAATATATTTAGGTTTATGTAGATCTGATTCGGTCATTGGTTTTTTTTTCTCAATATATTTTCTTTCGCTTTCTCCGTCATCGTCTGTAGGATCCTTATCAAAACTAATTCCTAAAATAGCGCAACCATCATATCTTTTTCTATAGGTAACAGCCCCACCATATCCTTGATTACCAGGCTTTTCAGCTTGAATAAGAGAACGACATGATATCCATTGTCCCGATGAATGGGTAACAATAGTATAGAGAATAGATGTGAGTCCTTCGCCTATAGGTACCAATCGTGGTTCCTGAATTAATCCTAGTTCATGTTTTGAAAGAATAGGAAGAATAGCATCAAGAATAGTATGCCAATCAGCATAATTATTCTTAAAATGAGGGTTTATACTATTAGCACCAATAGTAGTATATTCGCCTTGTGCTTTTGAAATAGCCGCAAATATCTTGTCGGTTTGATCAGAATGATAAGGCTCTTTTTGCCAATGATTTTGCAATAAAAAAATCTTAGTTTCTAATTCAGCAAAACGCTTTGATATATCGCGTAAAGTTTCTTCTAATACTTTATTTTCCATCTTGTTCTTTCGTTAAAATTACTCCCTCTACAGCTATGAAAAAACTGTAGAGGGACCCGGTATTCGCAACGAAGAGAATATAATCTCCGGGTTTTATGTGGATATTATTATTACTTTTCTTCTTTTATTTCATCAAGAGTTTCATTTAATACATTAATATTATTTTTAGAGGAAAGATTGAATTTTTTTTCTTCTTCATTTCTATAGAAAAAAATTAACTCTTGTAAAAAAGTTCCTAGTTTTCCTTGTTCTATAAATAGATCGAAGTGTATTCTATATTTTTCATCTTCTGATAGGTCTTTATTATCTTTAAGTCTATTTTTTTGATCTTGAAGATCTTGCATTGCTCCAGCAAGGTTTATTTTGAGCTGAGTGCAAACCTCTTGCCATTTTTCTATTGGCACATCGTTGATATGTAGAGTATTTATTTCCATAATATCCCTAAGTTTTCTATAAACTCACTATTTACATTAATAATGTTAAACTATATACTACTACATGTCAACGCATAAAACAATGATAAATAAAAGAAAATAATATGGAATTAAAAGATAGATTGTATAGGATATTACTTAAAGAACCGATGGATATTATTGACTTAGCACAAAAGATTGGGGTAAACTACCAAATGCTAGCTAAGGTAATGAAGCATGATACTAAATGGCCTATGAGGTTTTTAACAAAGCTTAAAATAGAGGCTTGGATACAACAGAAAGAGAAAGAACTAGGATTATAAACTAGAATTATATATCTTTTTGAGTACACTAGATTTTTGAAATCACAAAACTGCTTCCGCAGTAAAACAAAAGACGCCAAGCACAGGGCCTGACGTCTAATATTTTTATATTGATAACTTTCTACCAGGAAAGATGAAATTTTGAAGCTAAGAAGAAATTGTAGTAACGAAACATTAAGCAGCGAAGTTCAAGCTAAAACCACAAGGAATTTAGGATGAATTCGTTTTCTTTTTGTTCTTGTTATTCATTCCGTTTAGTAAAACTAAATTCGTTTTTAATAAATACTTTTTTAGTAAAAACGTTTATTTCGTTTAGTAAACACCGAATAGTTACCCTCAAAGAATCATCATTCATCAACCCAAAGGATAATAACCCAAAGGAGAACGTATGGTGACTTCTTTATTTCGTTTAGTAAATCTCAAAGAATCAATAATTAGTAGTAATACTAGCACTTCTAAAATAAAAAAGCAACATAGAAAAAAATATTTATTTCCTTTAGCGTCTGACCCCATAAAAGAGTTTCATCACCTTTCAGAACTTGAAGCTCAAGCTATGAGCATCATCATTTGGTTTAGTAATAACTGTAATTCAATCTATTTCAAACAAGAATGGTTAGCTAAACAACTTAAAATAACTCGTCAAACTGCAAACAAAGTTCTTAGTTCTTTAAGAGAACGAGGTTATATAAACTCAGAATATAGACATATGACTAGCTGTGTTTATAAAATCTCTGATTATTTCTTATTTATGCCAGTTAGAGAAGCACTATCCCATCTTATTAATGCCTTTAAGTATGTCTCTCTTTCAGTTATTACAGCTTCAATATTACACTCTGAAATAATTTCTAAATTCAGGGCGACACAAGTTAAGAGTCCCTTTGTTTATATTAAATCTCTCTCTCATTGGATATCCAAGGGAGGAGGATTATCTACGAAGAAAGTAGTAAAAAAATCAAAAGATCATGTTGCACATAGAAAACGAAAAGGATTTTCCATGAACAATCCGATTTTGCCAGAAATTATGGCTATCGCATCTATTACTATGCATGAAAAAATTCAACTCTCGGCCTTCCCGAGAGAAGCAATTATTTACGCCTTGAAAGCTATTCGACAATCAAAAAACATTAAGTCCGTGTTTAAATGGTTGAGGTTTGTCTGTAAAGATTATTGTTCATGTCATGGTCTAGAACCAGACTACGAATGGGCATCACAGTTGGAAAGAGCTTATAAAAGCAAACCAGAACAGTTTTCAGTTGTAGCCAGTTTGTCGACAACTCCCAAACCAACTTCCCAAACTTATCAAATTCAGTCCCAAAAAAGGGAAGGCAAAAAATATTCTGCTCAAGAGCAAGCGATTTATGATAAATACAAATTTCAAAGAAAGGCATTTGTAAACTCATTGCCTCCAGCATCCGAGGAAGTAATGAGGTCTATGGCTGCTTTTTTTCCAGGAACTAAAGAAGAGTTGGAAAAACTGATCACCGAACATAGTAAAGAAGCTATAGCCAAACGACAGACTCAAGCCTATACTGAACCCCAAAAACATCAGCCACTTAAAAAAGAGGATACTCCTAAGCAAAAATGTACCACCCACACGAACGAGGATTCTTTAAAACAAATGATTTGGGGTATGGCAATATGAGAGGCTTCAAATACGAAAGAGATTTAAATATGGGGCAAATTCATTCGAGTTTTTTACTTACTCCTGAAGCTACCTATATTATTGAAGGACCACCTATTAATTGGATGAGGGTTGCGCCCAATTATGGGGAGCGTAGAATGTATGACACCCAGAAATCGGTAAAGCTTATGGTTGGCATAGAACTTTCTAAGCAACATAATGATAAACCGCTTTTTGATGGGCCCTTAAGAATTGACTGGCGATTCTTTATGGAGATTCCATTTTCGGTTAAAAAGAAAAAGCCCCACATGATAGGACAACCGCATATGATCAGGCCCGATAGCTCAAATCTTATTAAGTTCTACGAAGATGTTTGTAATGGAATTATATTCCGCGATGATTGTTTAATATCCCACGGTTCCTGGCAAAAGGTCTATGATGAAAATCCCCGAACAGAATTTACCATTACCCGATTATGAAGAGTATGAGATTCATTTTCTCATAGACGCTGATCATGATATCACCCACCTTCTCATTCCCGTAGATTTTCTCTATGATCAACTCCATGAACGAGAAGAATTGTTCATAGAACTTAAAAGAAGGATTAGAGATTATGAATGGGCATATAAAAAGGCTGAAGGATAATTATGGATGAACTATTTTTAAAAACTATTTCAGCACGCCTCTATTCTATTAAGAAAATTATCGAACAAACTACGGATTGCTTTAAAGAAGAATTAGAGATTATTGATGAAATAATGGCTGATATTAAAGAAAGAACCACCGAGCAATATCCGGAAATCAACCATCGACAAAATGTCGACAGTTAATAATTATGAAAAAGAAAATTACTAATAATACTACGCAGAGTAAAAATAAACCTACGGATGAGATTGAGCAACGAATTACGCTTTTGGAATCGTACGGAATGCCAATACCAGATTCTTTTATAGAAGAACTTAGAATTATTATGCGAGAATGGTCCGATAAACCTACTTCATTGCGTATTAAAGATTTCTTAACTGAGAATAGAATTGGCCATAGAACATTTTATTCATTTGTTGAACGGAATGATAAGTTTAAACAAGAATATGAATGGGCATTAGATAAAATAGCTTCACGTAGAGAATTAGGTGTAGGAAAGTATAAACTTCACCCTGTTCTTTTAAGGATGATGCCACGGTATGATCCTGAATGGGTAGAAAATGAAGAGAAATTAGCCAAGATTAAACGATTGTCTCAGGCTGAGGTTGCCCAAGGGCAGACTATTATTGCGGTTATCCCAGAGGTTCCTCATTCTAATTTAGTGCCAACAAGGGAAGATAAAGATAATGAATAATTATACACAACGTAACACTATGATAGTGGTTATAGTAGGACTGCTTTGTTTAAGTGGGTATATCTATAGAGAACGTGATAACGCTATAAAAAATACTAAGCAAGTAGTTCATAGAATATCAACATGGTGTAAAAAGCGAATAACATTACCACCTGAAACAAGAAAAGATCGTTATGAACGATGAGTTTTACGTACTAGATTATATCCTCCAAGGAGATTATGTCATGGAAGCATTTGGACTCTCATTATTTATTTCTTTTTTAGGAGTTATTTTCTCCTACCTTATCTGGCGTGAATTCAAGATTGCTAATGAAAGAAACCATTCTATGGTTAGTGAACGATCAATTAGAGATCTTATTAACCGGATTGATAAAATGATGGGGAATGATAAAGTAAAAGAGTAAATCCTTATAGATAGTTGGTACGCAACTTCCTATTTTTACACTCCCCATTGAGTTTCGTTTCTGTTCCTTAATGGGGTTTTTTTGAACCTAATCCTTTTATGGCAAAACCCATAAGAGTTTTTTCTACCCCTTGGGCCTCCCTCAAGGGGAATTTAGTTGGAGAACTATGCAAGAGACTATTAATATTCCCAATCGTTATATTGTTGCTATAGTTTTATTTATTATCTTTGGTGTATTATTCTTTGAGTCTTATTTCATTGTAGATCCAGGATTCACCGTTATACAATTACGATTAGGTAAAGTTATAAGAACAGAAAAAGTTTCTGGATTCTATTTTAAGTTTCCCTTTATAGATTCTACCGTAGCAATTAATACCCGTATAAATGCTGCAGAGATTGAAACTAAAGGTATGTCTCGTGATTTACAAACAGTATCGGTTGGTATGGTAATAAACTATAAGATCATTGATCCTTTGAGAATATATCAGCAGATTGGCGTAGAGTTTAATGATATTATTATCGATCCTTTCACCCAAGAAAGCGTAAAAGCGGTTATTGCTAAGTTCACTGCGGAAGATCTTATTCAAAGTCGTCATGAAGCTAAAGAGAGAGTTATTATCGAACTTAAAGAGCGTTTAGCGCCTCTTTATCTTGATCTTATAGATTTTAACTTCATTCATTTAGATTTCACACCGGAGTTTATTAAAGCAGTTGAAGATAAACAAATTGCTGAACAAAGCGCGAAGACTGCTAAGAACCTGACCTTAAAAGTGCACGAAGAAGCCGTTCAGACAAGGGCTCGTGCTGAAGCTGAAGCATTCTCTATGCAAGTAAAAAAAGTTTCAGTTACGCCGGAATTGATTCGAATTCAAGAAATAGAAGCACAAGTTAAAGCAATTGAGAAATGGGATGGGTCATTACCACAAGTGACAGGAAAAATAATACCATTTATTCAATTATCTAGATGAGGTTGTGACAAAATTTCACAGGTTTCCATCTGAATAATTTCTAGAAATTTGTAATATATTAGTTGACTTTATAATCCCTTATGATATTCTATAAGAGAATACTTTTAGGGGATATCATGATATTTAAATTAATGGTTTTTGCATTTATAGGATTTCTATGGGTTTTATGGATAGCATTTATTGCTGAACCATCTGAATTTTAGCCTAATATTTCGTAGTATTCGCCTTCTTCTGGCTCTTTTCCAATAATAGCGTCTAATCTTTTAGCATCAGTCATAAATGCTTTAATATCTTGCTTTAGGGCGTCATTGATAGCTTTTGTGTAGATCTTTCTTGCTTCTGGACTTTTAGCCATAACATTAGCCATACGATATATTTCTCGAGCTCCTAGAGCAGCGCCAACGGCAGGCAATGTAGACGGTTTAGCCAGCGATCCTAATCCTGCTATTTTAGGGGCGCCATACAATAATATCTTTGTTAATGGATGTTTTATTGCCGTGTCTAAACTTGGATTGGCACGGGCAAATCTATTTAAAATAGATTGATTACTTAAAGCACCATGTAACTGATCACCCAGAGAATAATTTTGTAAGAATTCAGGATTAGTTTTGCCATAATCACGGAGACTTTCATTAAGAATTCCACTCGTTCTTTCCACAAAAGGAATCGATTGCTTTGGAGTTTTATAGTTTCCTAACCAAGCATTCATATCTTTTTTAAGATCCCAAACTTTCTTAACGGGTATTTTATTACCTACTGAGATACTTTTCACTACTGGTTTCAGAATCTTGAGTGTTTCTTCTCGTGCCGGCATAGCATTTGATGAAACTTCATCGTAAACCTTCAAGAGATTATCTCTTAATTTATCAGGTGAAATGGTTGCATTTTTTAAGGCTTGTTCTGCTTTTTTATAGCTTTGTTGGGAAGTTTTACGAATGGTACCTCTTGTACCAAATATAGAGGCCGGAATCATTACCCCAAGTTTAATATTGTTGGCAGTCTCTTCAGGAAAACTAAAGAGTTTAGCTAATTCTTTAGCGCCTTGGCCAACACTAGCAACGCCAACAGATTTTAATAAGCTAGGGGCCTTTCCTAAAAATGGCGTAGCTAAAGCAGTTGTTGTGGCTACAATTTCATCAAAGGCTTCTTCGCCTTTTGATTGTGGCTTTAGATAGTTTTCTGGTAAATAAGGTTCTGCTTGTTGTTGAATAAACTGTTTTGCTTCCTGTCCTGTTGGAAGAAAAGTAGGTTGAGATTTTTGTAGTGTTTCTTGAGGTGTTCCTAGAAATTGCAATCCAGCACCACGACATCAGCCAATCCTCGAGGAATCCCGGCCAAAGTTGAAGCGGCTTCTATTCCACCCCGAGCTAATCCTCTACCAACCGTATGGGCGATATTTGCTGCAGTTGAAGGTGGTTTTGCTTCGCCTAATATTTCATAAACATCTTGAGCCATGATTATCCTTCGAATGGAACTGCTTGTCCATTTCTAATGATCATAACTTCGTTACTACCAGCTTTTCTAAACTTAGTTCCTTCTTCGGTTGGTTGACTTGTTCTTCTACTCATAACAGTAAAATTATCTGAAGGAGTACCAGTTATTTTATCAATACTTCTGGTAAATTTTTTAGATAATTTATCCAACTTTTTACCAGCAACTCTTTCTATTTGTTCATTAAGATCAAAAGGAGGAACTCCCTTATTATCAGCGAGAATTTTCTCCATTGCATTATACCGAGCAATTTTAGCTTGAGCTAAATTTTTCATTTGCTCTAGAATTATCTTTCTGCCTTTAGGAGTATTTTCCAAGGTAGCAATAGATTTCATGAACTGTTCTAATTCAAAGTTTGTTACTCTACCACCATATACTTGGCGTGCATTTCCTAAGAATTGTTGGGTAGATTTGATATAAGCTTCAGATTCTGGCGATCCTAATAGTGCAGGAATATCTAGTCCTACTTTTTTAAGGGCAGAATAATAACCTGGCGATATCAAATTCCCACTCTTTTCTAGTTCTTCTTGATGGGTAATAGAATTTATATCTTTTTCAGCCGTTCTTTTGTCATCCACAATCTGTTTACGTATATCTTTTGTGGCAGTGTAAGCACGTTCCATTTGTTTTTGTTGTGCTTCTTCTCGACGTTGTTCAACTTTAGATTCTTCTGCTTTTAAGGTTTCTCTATGGCGACGTTCTACAGGATTAGGTCCTAAAACTGGACTAGTTTGAACAGCTTCTTGTCCCGGTAAAGCCTGTTGTAATGCCTGCATTCCTTGTGGTTGTTGACCGCCTAAGCTGATACCTTCTAATCGGTCTAGAATGCCTTTTTGTACTGGAGCTGGTAATGAACCAATAGATGGCGGTAACCCTAAATCTTGCCAGAATTTACCGGCTTGAGCTGCTTGTTGGCGTTGTGATAACTCATTTAACTTTATCTTGGCTAGATTTTGCAATCCAGCACCTATACCAGCACCTAACCCTGTGCCCAATCTACTTAATATATTTTCTTCTTGGGGTAATATTTGTAAAGGAAGTGCCATGTCATTGTCCTCCAAATGTTTGTCTTAATAGATTCATTAATTGTTCGGCACCAACTGCATTACCAGGAGATGGTTGTAATTTATTTTGGAAACTAATTGGCTGCGCTTGAGTTTGTTGTTCTCCACCACCAAATAATTGAGCTAATAATCCTAATAGGCTATTTAAACCACCACCGCCAAGATAACTTGGAGCGGCTGAACCTAGTCCATAACCTAAACCACCAGCTAAATTCTCAAATAATCCAGCTTCTCTGGGTTGTAATAAGTTTTGGAATTCTGGTTGTAAACCAGTTTGTAATTCTCGTAATCCCTGTCCTCGTGCTTGAAGATTATATTGTGATTCTAAGCCAGCAAGTTTCGAATAAAAGTCACTTGCAGTATTACCTAAAGCACCTTTAAAAGCACCCGAACTTAAATTACCCGAAAATCTTTCAGCCAACGTAGGTATAACCTGTTGATTGAATTGTTGTTGGTATTGCTGTTTAATAGGAGCGAAACTTAATGGCGTATTTTGTAGTGTATTTTGCCCTCCCATCAAAACAGTTCGTTGACCACTTAACTGTTCAGGTGATAACACCGAAAGTTGTTTTGTTTGTGATGGAGTTCCAAATAATCCACCAAATATGTTAGCCATTATTACTCCTTTAAATCAATCCACGAAATTTCAGAACCTTTGCTATCAAATTTTTCTTTAATGCCATGTCTAATATAGTACCATGTATTATTTTCATATTCACAAATACTTACTAAGCCCTTGTAATTAATACAAAAGTATAACCCATCTTTTTCTGGGTTTCTTATGTTTATATCTACTAAATTCATGAAGATTCCTAAGTTTGCAAAAATTCCAAAATAACCAAACAGATATTAAAGTTACTCCTATTACTTCCTGTTGTGATAGTAACATTAGTACTATCAACGCTCAATTCAATATTATTTGCAAGTATAGGCGATGCATAGGGGATAGGAATATAGTTCAATCCGGTATTATCAGTAGCTGTAGCATAGATCCTAGTAAATGTGGTTCCTGGAACAATCGGTGGTCCAGCGCTAAACGCAATACAAGTTATACCATGGGCTACGCTTTTAGTTCCCGTATTAGGTAATGGCCCAAAGTTAATTACTTTACGAATTACCTGTCTATAGGTAGCAGTCTGTGATGTTTGGGAATCAAAGTTTGGATTAGGAAAGAATAATTGGCCATTAACAAACTCTAAAACATTGTAATAACCAGAATCTTTTATATTTAACACATTAGCTATATTAGCTAAGTTCTGATAAAGACGAACTAAAAGCTCTTTGAATTCAGGGCTATTTACTTCTATTTCATGGAGCCTTGCTACATCCCAAATATAACTGGTGGCAACAAATGCGCCAACTTGATTTTGCTGGGGTGTAGGAGCTGGAAATGCCATTATTCTGGTCCTTCAATAGCTGCCCAATGGGTGAAATATCTTTTAAAATAATTAAACTCATCTTCTTTATGTTCCGTATTACCTTTTAACAGAATAACTATGATATTTCGAGAATCTTTATCATTTTCTAAATCTTGTTTTGGATAAAATATTATAAAACAATCATCCTTAGGAATTTCATAGATATCAGAAAACGAAATCCATTTCACTGTAATAACTCTTTTACTTTTTGTTTATAGTATTTATAATGAAGAAAATTATTTTTTTTCTTTTCTTCTAATACATTATTTTCATATTGTTTTATTTTTTCATACACATTATCACCAGCCAAATATAAACTTGCGATAAGGATTATAACTAAACCGATTCCCATAAGTACTCCTTTATTGTAACCTTTGTGCCGTTGGTAATGTATAGAGAATCATTCCTTCTAATTGGAAATCTTCAAATGCTATCCTAGGCGTTCTTAATTGAATATCATCCTGATACATAAACAATTGTATACATTCGCCATCAGTTTGGAAGTAAACTGGATGCCATAGTCGTTCTTGGAATTGTTCTAAGGGAACTAATGCATAAGGTGATGTTTCTAGGACGCTTGTTCCCATTATAGAATCAGTACCAAATCCATCATTAACGAGAGATATTTGTGCTGCAGAAGGAGAATAATCGATGGTTATCTCGCCTTTATTGGTTGCTTCAACCCCAAAATCTATGCGTGATAAATAGAAGTTTCTATCTTTATTAACATAGGGATTCCATTGCTTTGTGGCGATCTGGATATTAGAAACTCTCGTTACACTTGCACCACCTAAATAGGTTCCTGTTATAGGTACAAAATTATTTCCTGGTAAAGGAATGTTGGCGATAGTGACCGTATCAGCATCTATCACACTAACAACCCTAAAGATAGTATTACTAAATGGTCCAGCTATCCCGGTTATTGTTGGATCTCCCGTGATATAAATATAATCACCCGTGATATTCCAAGGATTAGCGGGAGCGTTGGTAAGATTATGGTTAATAATAGTCAGTGTTATAATTTGTTGTTGTGGCGCTGTATTAGCTATAGTTACATTGGTAATACTCATAACGGGCGCATTTTGGCTATCATCTACAATTATTTTAAAGATGAATCCTTGTTGGTTACCAGCAATAACTTGTCTAAATTGTGCCGATTCTACACCCGAACCCCAGGTCATATTAGCTGATTCCCAACTAAATATAGCTTCTGCCCATGTTAATCCTGATTGTTGTTCGAAATAACCCCATGCAGTAATACAATCATCGTTTAAGGCCCATGAACTATTTTGATAGTTATAGACTAAGATTTGATTAGGGAATGTGTTAAAAGAATTCTCGGTAACCGCAGGGAAAGTCCAATAGACCATTTCTGCATAATAATCTCTTATGCCGGCGATTCTTTGAGTATCAGCTTGTGGGTCTTTAAATTGGAATATTTCATCGGGTATGAGGGTGTCGATTCGTTGGACATTAGCACCGTTACAGGCATGTACGCCCGTATTACCAATAGTAAGAATATCTTTATCAAAAGGTACCGATGAGAATGTAGCTTCACTGCCGAGCTCCGTATTTATTTTGTACCATCTAAAAGGATCAGCTTGGTTACCTGTATAGGCAAGCTCCCAGGTACTTCGTTCAAAGAAAACTATTAATCTATCTTTAACAAACTGTGCGCTTATTATTTCTTCGGTAGTATAGGCATCAGTATAACCAGCTCCTGCATAACCAACTTGATTAGGTTCTAACCATGCATCAGCATTAAATGGCGATCCTACAAACGTAAATCGTGCTCGAGCTTGATATTGAGTATTTGTATTAGCGCCTACACTAAATTCTATAGTATTTAATAATACTAACCGGTCATGGTATACAACAATAAGACGAGCAGAAGCAACGAAACTACCATCCGTAAGAAAGATAGGAACATAAGTAGACCAAGTAGTTCCATCATAAGTCCAAATGGGATCATCATTAGCACTAGTCGCACCATTGGGATTAACGATATGAAAATTAGTAACAAACAAAGCGCGAGTAAGAGCGGTAAGTCCACTGTTTAATCCTTGCCATGTAGTTGCCCAGAAAAAATCCGTATTACTGCCGTGCCAAATAGGAGTAGGAAACTGAACCCAAAAACCCCCAGCAAACTGATACGCGAATTGAGTATCAAAGGCTATTGCTGGTTGATCGTTTATAGGACCTTCCCCATATTGAGTCAAACCCATAATAGGTTGTGCAGGATACCAATAAACGGCTGTATTAATAGGCGCACCAGTTATAACGAATGCTCCTGTTGTCGTATTAAAAGTTCCTGTCCCCGGACCCGTTGATAACATAGCTGCGGGAGTTCCATTTTGCCATACGGTAAAAATATTTGTACCTACCGTAAATGTTTGGCCCATATTGAATATGGCGCCAGGAACCGTACCGGATAAATTACCTGAACCATTCGTTGTTCCTACTAATACTGCTACCTGAGAAAAAAATGGTGCCAATGTTGTATTAGGAAAACCAGTTCCTGTTAATTGTGCCCCAAATCGTTTTCGTACACGTCCTCTAAAAACATACGCATTCTGTAACGTATTGAACGCATCGTCCATAATTTGCCAAGGACGTAGGTTAGTTTGAAGACCGGTCTTAAAGGGTGCTATGAGAAAACGATCTTGTGGCATATTAATATCCTATTGCTAGAAAGTAGAATATTGTGGGATTTGTAGAGGGAATTTGATCATGAGCATCTCTTTTGAAACGATTCACAAAGAATGAAGTAGTAGTTGGTGGCGGTGTCGTAACTACATACACAAATGTATTGGAATCAGTGGGATTAATGCCAGAAAAATTTGTATTCATTGAAACATTTACCGTAAGACACGCATTAGGAAATACTATGGGGAAATTTATAGGTCCGAAAGGATTTGATCCGCTTGCTGTTACGGTGCCCCATTGAAGTATTATTCTTGATGGTAAATAGGTATACCCAGGATTAGCTAAACTAGCTTTAGTCATAGGCACATCATGAGCTAAATTTCCATCACTACTTCGTACCCACATTTGGTTTGTTGGTGTGGAATCAGGAAAGTTATATAACCCTACATCACCAGGATTAGAAATAGGTCTGCTCGCCTGGAGAGTCATTTGCACATAAGTATGTTGACCAGCAACATTTGTAGCGAAATCTCCATGGTTGACATCAATTATTGATTGAATAGAGCCAAAGTTATTTAATATCTGTGGTTGAGAATTAGCTATCTGGTCAGTTGCTTGTGGGATATTAGGAAAATAGGTAAAAGGACCACTCATTCTTATCCCTTCAAAGAGTTATATACCAAGAGTACTCCCAAAAGAACTAACGAAAGTAGTACTATTAGCAGTGGGTAACTATGCAAATACTTTAAAAAATCCATTCATTCTCCTAGAAATTACCACCAAACCAGCCCCATTGGCCGTTACCAGCACCATTATGTTCAGTATAAATAGTTGCCGCTCGTTCGTTGGTATATTGAACAATAGTTCGTCGGTTACATAAATTTTCTTGTTTTCTATATTCAGGCAATATTAATGCCACGCTATCCAAATCCATCCTATCTTCAAAGATTTTTTTGGCTGCACCATAGGATATATATTGCCACCATTCTTCAAGCTGAGGCACTTGTTCGCTATCTAATAAAGCAACTGGCCTAATATCAACTTCAAAGTTTATTTGGTAGGGCTGATCAGGCACTGGTCTTAAGGTAAATTGGTTATTATGGAATAACATTGCTTGGGGAATTGCTACTACTTGTGGAACCGTTTGACTATTAATCAAGGTTCCTACGTTAGGAGCAGTAGGAAATGTTATCTTAAATTGGCCAGTGAAGTAGTTAATAAAATTATTTGGATCAAAATCTACCGTAGTTGGTGGTGTTGTTGGTTGCGTTCCGGGTACATAAAGATTTCCCAGCACACTCGGGTTGCCAGTGGCTGGGACAATCAAAGGAACATCTACTAAAGCTAGCCCGTTCAAATTAACATCAACGGAGCTAAATAAAACTTGGTTTTGTACTAAGGTAACTACTTGTTGGTTTAAGTTACCGGGAACTAATGCCTGTTGTGAATTTATTACCCCTGAAAATGATGTAGTAGCACCATCCCCCGTTTGTCCAATCGAAGCAATAGAGTTTACAAAGGGATATATCCCAAAGAATTGTTCTCGGGATTGTGTGTACATTGAATTATAACCAGCTATATACACAGGGGGATGGACAGTTAAATAGATATTTTGAAAATTATATAAAGGATTGTCGACAATCGTAGGATTAGCTACTGGATCACCAAAAGACAGTTCATCAGTGTTATACACATCTTGATAAGGATTACACCAAAAGTTGAATTGCTGACGTAATTTGAACGTTCTTAAATGTTCAGGAAAATCATATACAATAAACGTATTAATATAGTTATTGAGATCTGTCGTGCTCAATTGAGCTTCAGATAGACTTCTAGTTAATCGTCGAACCTTTGTTTGTATTGCTGCTAACGTGCTATTTGGATTGGTTGCCATCGCTTTCCTTTAGGGTAATGGATATGGTAATACATTCCGCACCGCAGCTGCCAATGTATCATTATTTTCTGCTATAGGTACTGATTGAGCGCAAATATTTATATTAGGCCCCAGCCCGGTAGGGACGGAGAAGGGGCTAAAAGTAGTCGTATCAATCGGCACACTAAACGTAACACTATCAATAACCGTTAGCGGCCCAAATAATTGGTTTATTTGTGGCATACCGCATGCCGTAGGAATATCAAAACGAATAATAGTTTCTGAAACATACTGATGGGCAAATGTAGTCGTGACCACACACGGATTACTATTGGTTATTGCCGCAATAAGTCTCATAGCGGGTTGTATAACAGGAAATTGGAGTGCAATACATTGGTAATCAGCCATTATTTAGCCATTAGTTAATACTTGTTCAACTTCTACTACTCGTTTATGAGCATTCTCAAAATCCATGTCCAATAATTCAAGGCTTTGAAAGCTACATCTTCGTGTCTTTTTGGTTATTCTCATGCCCTGATTGGCCATGTTATTAAAACCGGATATAATTTTTCCTTCTTCGCCCACAATATATTCATATTCTGGATAACCTAACGTGTTCAAATGCTTAGCGACACCTTTTGGTAATGTATAAATCTGTTTATCAAACAATTGATAGGTCTCGTTTGGATCTTTAGAATATTTCTTATAACTAAACTCCAATACACCATTGGGAACTTCATGATAGGTGAATATACCGCGTACGGGTTCTCTATCATCCATACGCATTTTTTCTAGTTTTTTTGCTAATTCTCGTTTTTCTTCAGCAGTAGGTGCTGTTTTGGTAACCGATATTTTGCCGTTATTTACGATGCCAGTAGTTGTCATAGATGTCCTTTTTTAAGAATTTAAACGGGGAGTCATGTGACTCCCCTCAAGACTAGTACAGATTATGATCCATTAAAAGTTTTGCCACCAATCCAATTGATAACATCACCTATTGCACCACCTGGACCACCAGAGCCACCTGTTAATACTAGGCCAGAAGCGCCTGTATTAAGCGTAGCATCATCAAGTAAGTTAGGATTACTGAACGCATCAGTTTCTTCACCTACTGGAATTGTTTGTGCAGGAGTGAATGGATATGCCGCGACAAGAGGGAACTTGAATGCCGTGAATCCTGTTGTATCAAGATTAACGGTTATATTACCACCTGTTACGGATACAATATTCACTAATAATCCATCAGCTTGGATCATGCCAAATTGTGGAGGCACTGATAATCTAATGGATTGTCCTGCCACATAACCACTATCAACTGATGTTGTAATAACTGCTTGTGCAGCTTGGGTTATATTAACAATACGTCGTAGTGAAGGATACCAATAAGGAACTGGTATTATTGTTGGCGAGAATGAACTAATAAGTGTATAGAAACCAGCACCTGATACTGCCCCGGGAGCATTAGCTAGTGGGTTTTTTACTCTAAAACTTGTATTTGCAACAACAGTATCAATACTAAAGTCATAACCATTAAGATTAGGAGCTGTAGCAAGATTTGTTACACGAACAATACTGCCGGTAAATAAATTGGCTGTATTAGCTGTTGAAAATACTGGTTGCACAGCATTTGTACCTGCAGTTATTGCAACAGGTGCATTTAATGGCAATGCTGTTGTATCGAAAAGATAAAATCCGCCCGTTGGATCATAAAGAGCGTTAAGAGCGGTAGTGCCAGAAGTATTGCCATAAAAAATAGCAGAACCACTAATCATTGGTCGTTGCCAATATGCTTCTACGACCACACCTGGTGTAGCAGGCGTTGTTAACTGAGTAATATTATAAGTATGGATCCAATCCACTCCTGATGGAAATGGAAGAAACTGGGATCCACCAGTACTAACAAAAGTACCTTGCGAAGTAGTTGTATTATAAGCCATAATGTTCTCCTTACGCTAAAGTTGCGCGTAAATTTATGATCCAAAGATCGTTTAAGATCCTAGGGACCGTTGCAAATTTATACCCAACTGAAACATTTTGCGCAAGAGGTCCGTCATAAATAGGCGGCCTGTAAATAAATGATGCAGAATAACCATCTTGTTCAATGGTTGCATATGCTTCAAGGCCTGTGCAGAAGATGTTAAAAACATTAGCACCTAATGCAGAAGCGTTTGGAAATACACTGCCGATTGAAGAAATAAGGAAACGAAGGTTACCAATTGCACCCCATTCTGAACGCAATGCATTCATAGGAGCTGGATATTGGTTCTTTTGAATGAATCCAGCAACGTTATCTAAGTTTCCGGTCAACTGCGTAGAACATAATGCAAAATAAGCATCACGAACAGGCGCTGTACCAAACTTATCTTCACCTTCAATGTTATCCATTAAAGTATATGCATTATTATTGAGCAAAGTTCTTACAACTTCATCAACATCAGCACGCGTGATTTCTGTTGGAGAATCACCATTTACACCACCTGTACAGTTAATAAAACTCGCGGTTGAAGCAAGCATATCTCGTGTAAGTTGATCTTCTGTTTGACGAAGTGAAACACCAAGTCGTGCTGCACATTCGTTTAAGACAGGGTCTTGGTTTTGTAAGGTTACTTGTTCGTTTAATTGAACATAGGTTCCATAGAAACTTATCTTAGCATCGATATCGATAGCCGTAAGATTCTGAGGCGGAGGTGTTACACCTGAATTTCCAAGTGGCACCATCGCTGTATTTAAAGGGTTATAACGTCTCATGCGCAACGTTGTACCACCATTACGTGGCATCTGTTTTCTAACAGCAGGAATATTATGGATCATGTTTGGAACAGGAACCGATAATAGCTTATAGGAAAACGATTGTTGAACTGGCGCAGGAAGCGTACTAGTTGTCGTTATTGACATACTATTTTCTCCTGAATATTTTGTATTAGAAAAATATTATCCAGGTTGACGAGACCAATACGTCACGGCTGACGAGGCCAATACGTCGGGAAGAGGTGCGAGACTCGATACGCAAGGGCAGAGTACTACGGAATTGAAATTTATTACAAGATTTGCAAAAACTATCGAGGATTCTAAACTATTAACTATTGTTAAACTACATAAAAGCAAGAAGGAACGCTTTATGAATTTCAAACTATTTTCTTTAACGGCTTTATTAGCTATGTGTCTTGGTATATCAGCTATGGATACCACAACAACTTCAACATCATCTTCAGACGATTCATCATCATCTTCATCATCGTCAGGTTATGATTTTAGTGATAAGACTGGTTGGGCAGGTTTAGGACAAAAGGAATCTAATAGCGAATGTTTTTGGGACAGATTTGAAAAATAAACAGTACGTAGATTTGATAAAAACTGGTCGTACGTCTTAATCTTTAAGGGAGCTTTTAAAAGCTCCCTTAATTATTTTAGGGGGATTTGTATGTTCTTCATCAATAATGCAGGATCTTACTCTAATTTTTACAAAGCTTTCTGATTGAGGATCCCAGCGCACAAAGAACTGCTTCTTTTTACGTAATTTAATATATTCGTAATCATAAGGTGCATATAACAAGCAATTCCAAAAAAGAAGAACTATTATTATATACATAATTATTCCTTTGGTGGTAATGCCCAATAGTCGGGATCCCAAGATTGTTTTACATCTTGTCCAATACAGAAATAATAAAGTTCACCCGTAGAAATAAAAAATGCTTCAGTGGCACCATTATCTTTATTACATACAAATACTTTAGTATCTATTGGTGGCATTTTATCATGAACAGAAATCCATTCCATCAGAATCCTTTACGAGCATCCTGCATTTCTTTTATGAGTTGTTGTTGAAGTTCTTTTGTTAAACCACCAGCAAATGCGTTGGCATGGGCAAGAGGACCAGCACCTGTTTGAGCACCAATGCTTGCCAATGGTTTAGGTTTCGAAGCATTTTCTTGAACTCGTTTCTTATCCATTTCATAACTCCCATGAGAATCTATGCCAAGTTTCTTTATTAAGGTATAAGCAGAAGCAGCTTTACTATATTCATCCGGTGATGTTACGAGTACTTGTGCTAATTCTGGATAACTATTCCGTAAAGACTCTATATTCTCTCTAGAAACAACGGAATCAAAGTCTGGATAGTTAGATCGAATTTTTGCTTCAACGCTATTTAAATTAGCTTCTTGTTTGTATTTTTTGAGCTCGTTCTGTAAGCCCTTAATTTGCTTCTGAACTTTAGAGAGATGTTTACCTTCTGCAATCTCATCATCACGAAGATTAATATCTTCAATATCTTCTTCTACTGATTGTTTTTTTGCTTCCATTTCACGCACCATACGTAACGCTTCATCACGTTCACGCTCTGCTCGCAAAGCTTTTTCGCGCAAGAGAGAAAAGTTTCTAGCTTCGTGTTCTTCTTTGGTGGGATTGGTAACTCTTCCTGTTTGGTCACTTGAATCTGTGGTTGTCTGTTGCGGGTTTTGCTCATTGGTCTGCGTTTCATCAACTACCTCTTGATGTAATTCTTTTTCATCCATCATACTTATCCTTAAATTTCATTGTTGAGTACTAATGCTTTTTTTCCTAGTGTACCATTAGCAAAATCAATGACAAAGTGTAGTAATTCTTTTTCTCTAATCTCTAATGGATTACTCATCATATATAAACACGTCTGTTTGCTAGGAACAACCCAGATAAATTCTACGCTTTGATCTAACTTTGTGTATTTATAGACGGTTTGATCATAATCAGGAGTCGGACACGATAATCTATTGGTAAAATAATTACGGAAAACATTAGGCATTAACCGTTCTCTTTTGGTTATAACAACTATATAAAAATCCTGAGGATGATCTTTTTTTCCTCGTTCTATACACTCAGCTATGTTTTTATCATAGTCAGTGAGTTGTTCCCGCATTTGTTCTATGGCATCTGCTGCTTCGGGTTTTTTGTTCCATAGATCGTAGGATATTTTTCCAACCTTCTCTCGCTCTTGATTCATAACTCTCTATTCCTTTATACATTTTTTTAAGGGTATCTCGTTGGGTTATAGTAACCGATAGACCATAATCATGCTCATGATAAGTAGGGGGAATAATACCAAAAGCAAGACAAAACGCTATTACTTTACTATTCATTATTACGCAATTTAGCTTCTAATTTATCTAATCGTTCTTGCCAATAGTTCATGCAATCTTCATATTCTTCTTTGCAGGTGAACTCATTTATAGTCCGATCCATATTATCCATAACCCATTCTATTTTTTCCATCAACCTAAAACAGTAGATCTCGGGATGATTATTACGAATTGGTCGTTCGTCATCACTTTGAGGTTCTTGGTTATCGTTCATACTAAAACAAACAAATATACATAAAAATAACCAGAGTAGTTTCATAATATCCTTCGTACTAAAAACCCCCCAGGCTCTTACGCAAGGAGGGTTATAAAAAAGGAGAGAATAAGTAATGAAGCTCTATTTACGTTTCTTTTTTAATTTCCTTGCTTCAGAAAGAGCAATAGCGATAGCTTGTTTAGGATTGGTTACTTCGGGACCTTTTTTACTTCCCGAATGTAATTTTTTTTCCTTAAACTCTCGCATAACTTTCTTAACCTTAGCTTTTTCAGCTATTTTAATAGGCTTTTTTTTAGCCTTTTTCTTTTTGTCTTTAGCCATACTACTCCTATTTTTTCTTTTTTAACTTTCCACGAGCCATCGCTCTTTTCTTTAATTCAGGAAACTTCTTATACACTTTAGCCTTTATACCTTCAGGACTAGGGGCAAAATGGGCACGTGCTAAAGCGTTTCTAGCATGAGCAATATCATTGATTGGAAAACTAAACTTTGATGCACCACCAGACTTACCAGCAAAATCCTTAGGAGCAACATTCTTATATTTTCCTGCTGAAGAACTGCCTTTTTTAGAACGCATTTTTTCTTCAACACCACGTTTTACTTTTACACCCTTGGCTACCGTTATTTTTTTAGTGGTAGTTTTTTTCTTTTTCATAGTATTCCTAAAGGGAGAGGAGCCGCTAGATTCCTCTCCCAATCTCAATTTCTATCGTTGTCTTGAGGTATCTTCAAATAATAATCTACGAGCAACCTGTTCTGTATAAGGAGGTTTTTGGTATTTAATATTATTGGGAATACCCATAACTTTATAGGCTATCTTACGAGCTTTGTTTTTAAATCTCGGCATAATAGGCATTACCATTCACTCCTTACCGGTGCACCATATGATTCTTCTTCTTCCATCGCTTCATGAGAACTAATGTCTTCACGGCCTACGTATCGTCTATTTCTAGGAGGAATAGGACGAATAGCATCATTATCATCATAAGGATTAACATAACTATGATGAAACTCTTGATGTATGAAACGAGTGGGACAATTAGCAATGGCATTCTCATCCTCTTGAATCATACGAGAATCTAACAACTCCTGTAATCTTCTAGGATCAGTTTTTTTAATAAGACGTGGCGACATCGCCATCATCTGCGCTTTGAACTTGATATCTTCCATTATATTCCTAATGTAATACAATCTGAAAGAAATATTAAACTTTTTTCGGAAAAAAGTGGCGCATCTTCTGAGAATCATCGAAATCAATTTGGCGGTCAACACCACGCATTGTGTCATCAATATCTTCTGGTGTGTAAGGTCCACAAACAGGATACGATTCCATACGAACCTCTTGAGGTAGATTTGCAATTTGTCGTGGATCTTCGTGGATCATGCCAGCATCTTTCATTTCTCGTCTTCTGCGGCCCATATCACGTGCTGCTGCTACGTCGGGAGCATAAGGTCCTGGAGCATACCCTTCTTTAGAGGTACGATCATACATGTACGGTCCTGATCCTTCAGGGGCAGCATCATGACGCCATTCATCATTAAACTCATCTCGTTCGTGACGAAGGGTATCATATGAACGACGTGGGTGATAGCCATGTAATGCGCGTTCTTCTCCCGCATATTCATGATATCGTGATCGAGCACTTTGTTTTTTAGAAGCATGGTGTCTTGCCATAGCTTACTCCTTGGTAGTTACTGCTTACCTATAAAAGGCAGCAAGGTTAATAATAATTCCTCTAAGCTACCGTAGCTGTCGGAATAGTAGGTTCCGTTTGATGCGCGCCAACTAATTTAGAAAGCGCTAATAATTTTTCTAATTGAGCTAAATCTACTGTATCTATCTCTTTAAGAGCTTTAACAATATTCAATAAGCCAATATCTTCATCTTTACGAGCTTGTGCTTGACGCTCAATGGCTAATGCTTGATTTTCTTGTATTCTACTTATTCTTTCCATGCCAAGACCTTGGTCAGCCTGGGCACGAGCGTTAGCAAGATTTGTACGTGCAGCTTGCTCTTGCATTGCTGATTGCATTTGCATTTGTTGTGCTTGTTGTTGTTGTTGTTTTTGTTGAGCAAGCGATTCAAGTAATTCTTTTTTATTCTGTAAGGTACTTGATTCAATAAGTTGTTCATCGGGAATAGGAACTCCAGCTTCACGCAAATTCATAAGTTGAGCAAATTGCATTTGTTTCTGCGTTGTTGTATTAAGTCCTTCTTCTACAGCAGCACCATATTTACCGAAAGCTTTATTGTAGAATTGAGCTGTAGGTTCCTGTCCTTCCAGGATTTTTTTAACTTTTCCTGGTGTGAAGTTTGCTTGAATTAGATCAATAATAATATGACCTAAGAGCTTTTGTGCATGATCTAATTGATCGAATAATATTTGTAAGGTAGTAAGGCCAGCGCCTTGACGTAGCATGGAAAGAATTCCTGCTTTGTCATCCACAGCGCTGCCCAATAACTCTTCATTAACACCCGAGATTTGTTGTACTTCTTGGGCTAATAATTCTGAAAGTTGGATCATAGAAGCAGGAACATTTGGAGGTTGAATCTGTTCAACATCCGTCATATTTGCTTCTTCCTTAAGCGCTAATCCACGACCTTGTCCGGTTAAAAACACATCTTTGGGATTAACGAGGGCATTTTCTTTATATTTAAATCCAGAATTAATTTGCGATTCTAGAATATCTAATTCAATAATACGGCGTCGGTTATAAAGATACTGAGCATCGCGCAATCCACGGACAACGCCTTGAACCCGCCATGGAAAATATGGCATTTCTGGGTGATAATAACTAAACACCGGGACAAATGGATATTTATCAATACCCATCGGTTGTGGTCCGTCATACATCACCTTTCCTTGAACAACAATCGCCACACGTACCGTCGGGATTTCTTGCTCAATAACAGTAACTTGCGGATATGCTTGCAAGAATTCTCTAAGCGCATCTTCTGCATTTGGTTTCCACTCCATAGTTTCGCCCGTAACTGTATCCGCTAGCATCTTTTGAGTTCTATAATCTCTATAGTAAAATTCGTCGTACGTTAAAAGATTCTTATAACTATAGGAGTAAGACTCAGGCATATATTGAAACTTGCCATCTCGTCCTGTTCCTGAATCATTATTAGCTAATCCTGCAATCTCTTCCTGACGGTCAGGCATAAGAGAAATTATTTCTCTACGTGTAAGAAATGATCTCTTCCAAATCCCATTACAGTCTGAAAGATCAGGCTTCTTAAAATAGGGATCCATAAGAAAACTATTATAAGAACAATTATCAACACGAATATTACCCGATATAGGATCAGACCTATAATCCATCCAGACATTTAAAAGATTCATGCCAGTTACAAGGCCGCCTTCAAACGCTTCAGATATAGTTTCAAGCATCCCTTCATTGCGTGATATCCATAACATGATTTTGCTGAATTGATCAGCCGTTTGCATGTCAGCATTTTCAACAGGAATTACTATAGTTGATTTTCTATTTCTACGTTGATGGCCACCTATCATATTAATAACGCGACGTATTCTATTAAAAACAAACT